GCTTGGGGCGTGAGCCATTACTCTTTTTGTGAATTTCCAACGAACCGCCACCTCTTTTACTGGTGCTTTGTCTGTTTTCCATTCAGCATCAGCTAAAGGTTTTAAACCTCCCTCTAAAATGAATTGAGCATCGCCCTCTTCATTGTAACGTGAAGTATGATAAATGTTTTCTGTGCCAGGTTGATTTTTTGTTGTAATCAATGGTAAAATACAAAGGTCTGGTTTTGGTGTTTGACCAACTTCATTATCAATGTAATTCCCAAACAACGGACTAAAACCATTTGAAGTATTCGGTACAACGTTTGCAGTTGTCATTAATGCAGCCGCTTTAATAACCGTTTGTGCTGTGTGTTGTTTGTTTGTTTCGCTAAAATTTTCAGCTGTTTCTTTGAAAAAATTAATCAATTCAGTTTCGCCATCTTTTACTTTCGATGCGCTTAAATCTACCAATTGCCCCTCTAACTCGTCAATTCGTGCCTTTTGCGTGTTAATTTCCGCTTTTGCTTCTGCTTTTGCTTCAGCTAAAATTTGAGCCTTTTCGTGAGATTTTTCGGCTGTTTTGTACGCCTGTAACTCTTCATTTGTCATAGCCTCTTGTTCTGCTATGGTTTTTGTTGTAAACATAATTTTAAATTAATAAATTAATACTGATTTTCGTTTTTGAGTAGCTGGTGCTGGCTCTTCTTTTATTTCTGATTGAGTGTCATCTGACGGCTCTTCTTTATTGTCAATTCTACCTGTTGCATCGTTTGAACCAAATAACAGTAATGAGCTTTCCATGACGTTTTTGGCTTCTTTGATTACCCAAAAATATTCTATTTCTTTAAAGTTATCTTTGTTTGCAATTAAAGGATAATAAGTATCATAAATCTCTTTTTGTTTTGCGTATTCTTTATTATTTGTATTGAATGCACTTTCAATTTTTACATATTGCACCCTTACAGATGCCTGTAAATCATAGCCTTTTTCTAAAAATTCTTTTATTTTTGGATGCACGATTTTATCTTTTGCCACTTTGTAAATTAAAGAGTAGGTTTCGCCATCGTATGATTTACCTAATAAAGAAAATGGAACTTTTGCGGTTATCATTTCAATATCTTTTGGCATTGCAATTATATTGTCAAATTCTGTTTTATGCTCTAAAACTAAATAATTTTTCCCTTGTTTTTCTTTTTTAGATTTTTCCCAGTTGCCATCAACGTGCATATCATTATGGCTGTCTAATATGTTTGCAGAATTAACCACAAAATAATAATAATCTGCATCAAATTTTAAACCTTTTTCGGTTTGATTATTTAATGATTTTTCAATTTCATTTTGCTTGGTTACAATTTGCGAACCTTTATCAATACTTTTTATTTCAGTTTTTTTGGCATCAATGATTAACTTTTCATTTTCAAAAAGTGCCTTAAATAAATCGTCTTTATTCTCAAAAGACTTGTTTAATTCTTTACAAAATATTTTCATTTTTCTACTACTTTATTATTAGACAAAATATTTTTTTTCCGCTCCAAATCTTCACGCATTTTTTTTGTAATGCTTACATCCTTAAGAGTGCGATTTATATTTTTAATTATTTGGTCAATTGTTGCCATTTGTAATGTCTTTTATTTGTTGTGAAACATCTACTCCCATATCAAAAGCCAATTTTAAATTTTCAAGTTTTAATTTCGTTTGCTCTTGCTTTTCTTTTTCAAAAACTGCATTAAAAGGACAATGTGCAAAACTTGGTCTTAAATCCTCTAAATCAAATACAACTTCAATTAAATCAGTTAGTTTGTTTAGCATCGGCACAATGGTATAATAAACAAATAAACCTAATGCTTTTTCAGTACCCTCATTGAATATTCCGCCTTTTTGTATTAAGTCTATTAATTCACTTGGAATATTGAAAAGTCTTGAAATTTTACTAAAGTCATTATTGTATGCTTCATCAAGCCCCAATTGTTTTAGATTTGAAACTAATTGATTTATTTCAATAGTTCCTTTTGAAGCGTGGACTGGCTTATTTGGGTCTAATATTGTGTTGGTTAAACTTTCATGCTCATTCGCTTTAATCGTGCCATCAGCAAGCCTATCTGTACCCTCTTTCGATACTAAAATCTTTCCGGTATAAAAAAGGTTTTGCCCTTTGCTTCTAACTGCGGAATTAGTGTTGTCAACTACTGGTTTAATTGCATTGAATAGTGAAGCACCATTAAACCAATCTCCATCAACTCCAGACATGAAATCAATTATAAATAATTTTTCTAAATCTAAAATGTTTTCACTTCCATTTTCATTTTTATATTTAAATGTGCCTTTTATTGATGACTTTTTAACTCTATCTGAAAAATATAACTGTTTAAAAGCATCTTGACTTTTTTTAGCAAGCGTGATGTTTTCTTTTTTAAGTAAATAAATCGTCGTGTTTTGAATATAAACATAAACATTTTCAGCACTTGCATAAAAAAGATATTGCCAAATAAACTCCGTCCATGTTTGGTTTGGGTTTGGCTTATCTGCAATTTGATAAAAATAATCCTCTTCAAATAATTTATTATTTTTATACGCATGAAATTTAGCCAACGATCCGTAATCAGCAATAAACTTACGAATGGTTAATAAGGCAATGCTATCAAGGGTGTATTTTGTAGTATCAATTATTTTATTTTTGTTACTGCCAAATAAATTATCCAGCCAAGTATAAAAGTAGTTGCCTAAGCTATCTCGCTCTACATAGTTTGGCAGTTGTCTGCCAACGTTAAAATTAAAACTCCATGCCATAAGCAAAAAAAGCCCTTGACTACTTTACGCAATCAAAGGCATTTATAATAATTAGTATTGTAGTCCATTTTTGGGTTTTGTGCATCTTAACACAAATATTTATTTGCAAATATACAAAATTATTTTATATGCAAACTTTTTTTTGATTATTTTATGATGGAGTTTCTTCTAGGTCTTTTGGAGGTGTAGGTATTGTTACCAGATATTGTAAATGCGGTGAGTTAGTACCGCTTTTTGTAATTCATGACCAAAAGTATATTTTTCTTTGTCTGCAATACATTCTAAACATTCATCTATTGATTTGAATTGGTAGTTTTCAGGATTTAGCCTTTCTGACCATGTGAAATTACCTTGTTTTTTCATTATTGTACTCCAATAAGGTTTTTCTCCTACTTTGTATTTAAAACCTAAAAAGGATTTAAATACAGGCTCAATGCCTTTTCTTTCAATAGTAAAATAATCTTTATACTCTACTATTCTGTAGTTTTGTTTTTCCATGTGTTTAAAGTTTAGTTCAAAATAAATGGTTTTTTAAAAAAAGTATTTGGAATCAACGTATATTTAAATACAATTGTTTTTTTATCATCTAAACAATCATCTTCAAAAGAATTAAAATAATAACCCGCTTCTGCGTTTGCTTTATAATGCTCTCGGAATACGTTAAATAATTTATCTTTCAATTCAGCATATTGTTGCGCATCTTGAAAATCAGTAATTTTAAAAAGAAGACATATCCTTTTACTAAATCCATTATATTCCCAATTAGACATTGACTTATTAAAACAGCCTAAATCTATCCTAACAGGAATAGGATATGTTATTTTGAATATTTCTTCAAAAAGGTTTTTTTTATTTTCCATTGTTTTAAAGTTATTAGTTAATATTAGTTTTGTAGTCAGGACAGGACTCGAACCTGCATTTGCGAGCCTTCAGCTATAGGAGCAGCTCAACCGTTACACTCCTTACTTTGTACCTATATTCCGTGCGTCTACCAATTCCGCCACCTGACTATTTATTATACTGCAAATATAAAACATTTATTTTAAATAAAAAAATATTTTATTATATTTTATCCGATGCCCTCGTTTCTTAAAAATCGACGGACATACCTAATTGGGTCAACGCAATCATCATTTAATTTTACAACTTCATCATCAACTACTCCGAGCCTATCTTTAGCATATTGATAATTCATAAAGTCATTATCTATGCCTTTACTTTCTTTTGTATAAACTACATTTGTAGATTGAAGTAAACTAATACCAGCCATAACAGAGCCTTTAGGTTTGTCTATTCCTATTGCGTATTGCCAACCAAAATCTTGAAGCATTTCAATATTATCAGGCACTGCGCTGTCGCAAATAATATCTTTATCTTTTGGTAAACCTAAACGATTTAATGTATAAATGATAATACCGCCATTTTCTTTGCTTAATGCTTGTCGTTGTTCAATGCTTAATTCTTCAATTAATTTATTTTCGCTTTTGCTGTTTAACTCATGACAATAAAGCGTATTTGTATAGCGGTCATACTTACACCAAATAATCCCGAAGCCGTGATTTTTGCCCCAGTCAATACCATAAAAACTTGGGAAATTTAATTTTACAAAATCATCAAACGTGTTTTGAGTAAAATGCGAAAATACTCGACCCTCTACTGCTTCGACCCAGCCACCTAAAACAACTTGATTATATTTCTTTTCGTCTGTTTCTTTTAGAACCTGATAATAATTCACAATATTTTCAGCTAAATATTCTTTTGGTACGTCTAAATAAGATGTGTGAATGTACATTATATTATCTTTTATGCCATTAAAACCAGCGTTAACGTCTTTGTCTTTATAAAACTTTCTATAAATCCAATGGTGTATGGTTGTGGGGTTTAATAATAAAATAGTAATGTTTCTTTTGTCTTTTGAACGAATAGATAAATAAACCTTTTCAAAAGTATCATAGTCTGGCAACTCCTCCGCTTCATCAACTACAAAAACATTAAACCCTGATAATGATTTTAAATTTGCTGTTTGTTGATGCGAACCTGTTTTTATACCTTTAAACGCTATTCTATTTGCACCGCTTTCAATATGTGAATTAGTTGAGTTTACTAAATTTTCATATTGCAATAACTCTATTTTCTCATCAACTTCAGGCTTAATACTATCAACAATTGATGCGTTAGTGAAACGTGTATAAAGTACATTCCAGCCTTTTGTAACCAATCCTAATAAAGATAATACGGCAGTCGCAAATGATTTAGCACTTGAACGCCCTCCCGTTAAAATTACTAAATCAACTTCTTTGTGAAAGTCATCGTTTAGTAATTTAAAAAGCGGTTGATATTTTTTGCTAAATTTAACATTCATCAATAAATTGTATAATTGTAGGCGTTTGGTTTATTTCTTTGCCATTTGACGTAACGTCAATTCCTTTAACTGCTTCAACTCCAAAAATAGCACTGATATTTTTTAAAATGCTTTCACAGTTTTTATAATCCTCTAATTGATAATTTTTATTATAGAGGTCATAGTATTGTGCTAAAATCTCATTTCTTTTGTACTCTTTTGCAACCGTGTACTCATTTGTGATTTCTTCCCTCGCTTTGTTTAGATAGTTGTCTACTTGACGTTCCCCTATTTTATAGTTTTCGGCAAAATATTGAATAATGTATTTTCTATTAAACCCTTGCAAAATCAATAGATAACACTCATTTATGCGTTTTTCCATTTCTGAACTATCCGCTTTATAATTTTCCCTTTCCATTTTTTAATATTTAGAACGGTGTAAAGTCTGGACTATTTGGATTTGTCACTCTTCTGCTAGGTGTTGTTGTTGAACGTCTTGATGCGGTTGTTTTACCTCGTGAACGACCTCCTTTTGAACTTCTACTTGCCATGATTAAAAAATTAAATCTGTTAATAAATTATTTCTAACCGATTTATTTATA